ACTCTACGTCTTCATCTGCTGTCCGAGGCGGTTCCTATAATGTCATCTTTCTCGACGAGTTCGCTTTCATCCCGAATCACATTGCTGATGACTTCTTTGCCTCTGTTTATCCTACTATCTCTTCTGGTCAGAAAACAAAGGTAATTATCGTATCAACACCACGAGGTATGAATCATTTCTACCGTATGTGGCACGATGCTGAAAGAAAGAAAAATGAATATGTACCAACAGAAGTTCACTGGTCGGAAGTGCCAGGTCGTGATCAAGTTTGGAAGGAACAAACGATTGCAAACACATCAGAACAACAGTTCAAGGTTGAGTTTGAGTGTGAGTTTTTAGGATCTGTTAACACGTTAATAAATCCAGCAAAGTTAAAAACTCTTGTATTTAATGATCCAATACAGAAAAATGCAGGTCTTGACATATATGAAGCACCAAGAAAGGATCACAATTATCTAATCACAGTCGATGTTGCTCGTGGACTTGGTAATGATTATTCTGCTTTTCTCGTATTTGATATTACAGAGTTCCCTTACAAGGTTGTAGGCAAGTATCGAAATAATGAAATCAAACCCATGCTATTTCCAAATGTTATTCATGATATTGCGATAGCATATAATAAGGCATTTGTTTTAGTAGAGGTAAATGATATTGGAGATCAGGTAGCATCGATTCTAAATTATGATTTAGAATATGAGAACTTATTAATGTGCTCACAACGTGGACGTAATGGGCAGGTTGTTGGTGCAGGGTTTAGTGGTAAGAGATCACAACTAGGAGTCAGAACTACAGCAGCAGTTAAAAAATTAGGATGTTCTAATCTTAAGACATTGCTTGAAGACGATAAAATACTTGTTTGTGATTATGATATCATATCTGAACTTACAACTTTTGCTCAAAAACATAATTCATTTGAGGCAGAAGAAGGGTGTAATGATGACCTAGCAATGTGTCTTGTCATATTCTCGTGGTTAGTGGCACAGGATTACTTCAAAGAAATGACTGATAATGATGTAAGAAAAAGAATATATGAAGAGCAGAAGAATCAGATAGAACAAGACATGGCACCTTTTGGATTTATATCTGACGGATTTGGTGAGGATACCTTCGTTGACAAAGACGGAGATTTATGGAAAACTGATGAGTATGGAGATCGTTCCTACATGTGGGATTATTATTAATGACTTATTTTTTATTAGTTGGTTCTAGTTTCTTTAACTTTTGTTTTTATATTTTTGCGATTGGATTTGTAATCTCATTAATATTAGAACAAGTTGTAAGGCAAGATGGTGATGAAAGAAATATTTTTATAGTGACAACAAATCGAAAATTTTGTTGGCAACAGGCATGGATAGTAAATGTTTTTTGGTTCTTATGTAATATCGCTTTATATTTTGCATCAAGAAATATGCAACCTATGGGTGATTCTTTTTGGGATGGTGCATTATAATGTTAGATCCAGTAGAAGTAAACAAATCATTAGATGATATTAGACCATATATTGAGTCTGATGGTGGTTATCTTGAATTTATAGAATTAGATTATAATTTAGAGGAGAATGTTAGAATGTATTATGGAGTGAAAGAAGGAGAAGAAGCAGCAATTGCTAAAGTAAGATTAAGTGGTGCTTGCGAGTCCTGTGCGATGAGTGCTCAAACTTTAAGAATGGGTATTGAAAGACATCTGACGCAAAAGTTTCCAGAAATAGTAGGAGTAATGCAAGTATTATGAATTCAGTTATTCTTCTATTATGTTTCATGCCAATTGTAATTATTTTCATTGTGATGAAACTTGCGACATGGTTATCTTTAACATCATTTGAGACTAAGTATATCAGAGAGGAAGCAAAGAAACCTCACGGTCCTTATTATCCAGATGCGTACGCAGATGTTGATGAAGAGGAGGAAGAGCGTTGGAATTTGACGAACAATTAGAACTAGGTCACTTTACACTCTCAGAAAGAAAGTGTAGAGTTTGTGGTCGAATGAAAGATTTGATAGATGGATATTATTTAATTCGTAAAAATAAAAATATTAAATCATCATATTCTTACGAATGTAAGGAGTGTACTATTAAGAGAGTCAAGAGTAGAAAGAAACCAAAGGTTAGAGATTGGGAGTATCCAGATTGGTAGTTCATGCATTGTTTCCCCAGTGAAATAACGTTAAAGAATAAATAATTTTATAAAAAATATCCTGAGATCGGAGAAACAAGATGCCTCTAAATTTAGCATCTCCTGGTATAGTAGTAAGAGAAGTTGACCTTACCATTGGTAGAGTAGACGCTACAAGCGGATCTATCGGTGCACTGGTTGCTCCATTTACTAAAGGACCTGTGGAGGAACCACAACTCATTGAGAGTGAGGAGGATCTATTACAAACTTTTGGACAACCATATTCGGTTGACAAGCATTATGAGTACTGGATGGTTGCATCATCATTCCTAGCATATGGTGGAACAATGCAGGTTGTTCGTGCTAATGATAGTGGATTAAAAAATGCATATGCAGGAGTATCAACGACTGCACCATTAATCAAGAGTGGAACTCACTATAACCAACTAGGTTATGATGATAACACAATTACAGGTATAACTATCGCAGCAAAGACACCTGGTAGTTATGCGAACGATATATTAGTTTCGGTAATAGACGCAAAAGCAGACCAAGTATTAACTGGTATTAATACAAGTCAAGTAACAACATTCACATTACAAGATGCAGTAAATGGCAATATTGGTATTAGTACTAATAAAATTACTGGTATAACAACAACTGGACTTGCACTTAATCAAGCAACAAACGCAGTTGAAGGTGTAGTTGGTATTGGATTAACAATTACTGAAATTGGTGTAAACGAAGTTGTATTAAGTGGTAACAGTGTTAATACAGTAGCACAAAATGATGTAATATTCCAATTTGGTACAACTAGTACAACTGGTATAGCAGTTACTGTTGGTAATGGATTTAAGATTGATGTACCACCAAATACCGTTGTCGTATCAAACGTAAGCACTGGTGCAACATCAGTTCTTGATGGAACATTCCGTGGAGTAATTACAGAAATTAACGCAGGTGAACTTGGTGTTAAGATCAATGCTCATGTATCCGCTTCTGGAACAGTAACAGATGTTGAATATTCACAAAATGGTGCGTATGCTTTACCAGAGAGTGGAACTATCACAATCCAAAATGGATCGGTTGTGAGAGGAACAGCAACATATACCGCTGAAAAAGATTGGTTTGAGCAACAAAACATCGTCCTTACAACAAAAGATAAGGATGGTAACTTCAATAAGATAGAATGGGATGGTCTTGCAAATAGACCAGGTACATCAAGTTATGCTGCTGCAAGAGGTGGTAGATTTGATGAGGTTCATGTTGTTGTAATTGATGATAAAGGTACAATTACAGGTAACGCTGGTACGATTCTTGAGAAACATCTAAATCTATCAAAAGCAAAAGATGCTGAATATTCAGTTGGTTCAACTGCATATTGGAGAAAATTCCTAGCGACTAACTCCAAATATGTTTATGGTGGTAGTCAACCAGCAGACACAACTGTAATTGGTTTTAGTGATACTGGTGCTGCAACCTTTGAATTAGATTCTGATACTGCATGGGATCAGGATGCAGCAAATACTAAATTTGCTGGTTCTGGTGTATTCACTGCATCATTAGCAGGTGGAACGAACTATGGTGGTAAAACTGATTATACTACATCAGGTGCTTTACACTCAGGCATCGACGATATAATTACAGGATTAAATTTATTTGAGAATACTGAAGAAACTGAAGTTGACTTTATTTTGATGGGTGCAGCACACCATATTAAAGAACAGTCACAGGCAGTTGCTGAAAAATGTATTCAAGTTGCAGAGTTAAGAAAAGATGCAGTTGCATTTATTTCACCTTATCGTCAAGCGTTCTTAAATGATAGTGCATCAGGCACCGTGTCAGTAAACAATATTGACACAATGACAAATAATATATTGAGTTTCTATGGTCCAATAACATCAACAACTTATGGTGTATTTGACAGTGGATACAAATATATGTTTGACAGATTCAATAACACATTCCGCTATGTCCCATTAAATGGTGATATTGCTGGAACATGTGCAAGAACTGATATCGAACAGTTCCCTTGGTTCTCTCCTGCAGGAACTTCAAGAGGTGCTATACTAAACTCAGTGAAACTTATTTACAATCCAGGCAAAAAACAGAGAGACATTCTATACTCAAATAGAATTAACCCTGTAATTCAATCTCCTGGTGCAGGTATTATTCTCTTCGGAGATAAAACAGGATTCGGCAAATCATCAGCATTTGATCGTATCAACGTTCGTAGATTGTTTATTTTCTTAGAAGATGCTATATCAGCAGCGGCTAAGGATCAACTCTTCGAGTTCAATGATGAACTTACAAGAACAAACTTCGTGAATATTATTGAACCATTCCTACGGGATGTTCAAGCCAACAGAGGAATATTTGACTTTGTTGTGATTTGCGATGAAACAAACAATACTGCAGCAATCATCGACAATAATGAATTTGTTGCTGATATCTTTATTAAACCAGCAAGATCGATTAACTTCATCGGTCTTACCTTTGTTGCCACCAGAACTGGTGTTGCATTTGAAGAAGTAATTGGTTCCGTTTAATTAACAGAGGTTTAATCAACTATTATGGCTAGTAGAAATCAAATCAATCCACCACCACTAAGGACGATTAACGACTTTAAGAGTAAGTTGACTGGTGGCGGTGCTCGTGCTAATCTGTTTGAAGTTGTCCTCACCTTTCCTGATGCGGCTAAACCGCCAGATGAAGTTCTTGATAAGTCAAGATTTATGGTTAAAGGAGCGAGATTACCAGCATCAAACATTGCACAGATCGAAGTACCTTTCAGAGGAAGGGTACTTAAAATCGCAGGTGATAGAACCTTCGATTCATGGACAGTTACAGTTATTAACGACACAGACTTCTCAATCAGGTCAGCGTTTGAAAACTGGATGAATACAATTAACAAGTTAGATAATAACACTGGTTTAGTAAATCCAGCAGATTATCAGGCAGATGCATTTGTATTCCAACTTGATCGTGATGGACAAACTTTAAGAAAGTATCGTTTCTATGATACATTCCCAACACAGGTTGGTCCTATCGAACTTTCTTATGATGCTCAAGGTATTCAGGAGTTCACTGTTGAACTTCAGGTTCAGTACATTGAGATTATCAAGGGAGATAGTCCAGTTTCAGGTGGTGTGAACATCAGCTAAATAGAACATAACAACAGTTCAATCAAAATAATATAATGGCAAAACTTTTTGGTTTTTCAATTGAGGATTCACAGAATAAATCCGCACTTGTCAGCCCTGTTCCCAAGAATAATGAGGACGGGGTTGACAATTATATTGCGAGTGGATTTTATGGTCAATACGTAGATATTGAAGGTGCATATCGTAACGAACACGAATTAATTAAAAGATATAGGGAGATGGCACTTCACCCAGAGGTGGATGGTGCTATCGAAGATGTAGTTAATGAAGCAATCGTCACAGACTTATATGACTCTCCAGTAGAAATTGAGTTATCAAACTTAAATGCCAGCGAAAGCATTAAGAAAAAAATTAGAGAGGAGTTTACATATTTAAAAGAAGTCATGGACTTTGATAAGAAGTCTCATGAAATTTTTCGTAACTGGTATATTGATGGAAGATTATATTATCTAAAGGTCATTGACCTAAACAATCCTCAAGAAGGTATTCAAGATTTAAGATATATTGATCCGATGAAGATCAAATATGTTCGTCAGGAGAAGAAGTCAAGTTATAATGATTTAACAGTAAGAGTAAAGAAGAATGAAGATTCTGTGCCAAACCCACAGTTTGATGAGTACTATCTTTATACTGCAAAACCAAATTATCCTAGTGGTATGGTTGCAAGTGCTGGAAAAGGTGCAGTTAAAATATCAAAAGATTCAATTACATATTGCACATCAGGTTTAGTAGATCGTAATAAACATCGTGTTCTTTCTTATCTTCAGAAAGCAATCAAGGCACTCAATCAATTAAGAATGATTGAAGATAGTCTTGTAATCTATAGATTGTCAAGAGCACCAGAGAGAAGAATATTTTATATTGATGTTGGTAATCTACCAAAAATTAAGGCAGAGCAATA